AGTCGCCGAACGACTATACCGAATAACGGATAACTAGGAGGAAACTAATGCAAGAGAATATAGAACAAATGGATAGCCCAATCCAAAGAACTGAGCTGCAGCAAAAGCAATTCGAGCTAATCTCAGCTAACAAGTTGGACGATATTAAATCAATAACCGACTTAGAGGAAAGAATAGTCACTTATGTAAACTGGCATAAGGGCACTCACGGACTCTGCAAGCTCGCCACTTTAAACCGCCGCTTCATGCGTGCAGCGAAGCAGTTCGACCTAACACCTAAATTAGTCATAGAAACTTTAGCCTTAAAAGGGGATACGATAGCCCTGGACGCAATGCCGGGTAAGCCAACTCTAATAGTTTACCCAGTGGATTACCCATCGGAATTCCAATCCATCCACGCAGAAATACAGACTCCACCTCATGAAGTTGCAGATTTTTGGGAAAAGGTTTGTAATAATGCTATATAGTACATATTAGGCCTCAGTAAGGAGACTCCATGTCCGACGAAGAGATCAAGCCCACAACTATATTCCCCGACTTCTCCAGTACGGAGGGGGAAGGGAACCACGAGCCAGCATTCCTCGATCCCGTCCGGGTGGAAACTATGGGCTATGTCGAGGACGATGACAGTAAGCCTGATTTCGCAGACTGGGACAACAACGTGGAACCGGGGCCGATGCCCAATCAACACAACCTAAAACCCAGGCACCGAGCCATAGCCCGCCACCATGCCATGGGGAAAACGAATAACCAGATCTGCGAACTCCTCGGTTACAGTACCTCCCGAGTGAGTATCCTACTTAAAAACCCAGTCATACAACGGGAAGTCGACAGATACAGGAACCAACTCTACGAGGTAGACGTGGCCAGGGCGACTAAAGAAATGGCCCCAATGGCCCTCGATGTAATAGAAACGACCCTAAAGGACGAAAACGTTAAAATGGCCGACCGGATAAGTACCGCGAAGTGGCTTATAGAGAAGACAACGGGGAAGCCAAAGCAGGAAATCTCCATAGAAAACAACTCACTAGAGAACCTAATGGAGACAGTCCGCCAGATGAAGGAAGCGGGCGAAGTCATAGACAGTGTCCAGACCGCACAGAAGGCCAAGGGGGAAATCCTAGAGCATGAAAGCGACGGGCCGAGGGATGTGACGAACACAGGGAGTCGTTTCGACCGGAAAATAGCCGAACTGCTTAACGAATAGCACTTATAAATCCCATAACGCCAGGAACCAAGGGCAAAACCCCTTGCAATCCTGTAACCTTTACACCATTCTAGGTCCTACTTCCTTTAATCCTCACAGAATGGTGTAACATTTGGCTAAGAATAAAGCAGATAACGGCCTGACGGCTCAAGGCAAGGACGACTCACTCGAAATAATCCAAGAGAGACATGCAAAGGACAAATACGCCTTCGACTCACTCTCGGACCCGGAGAAAGCCCGCTTTCAGATCCGTAAGCGTATCCAATACGAGACAGAGCCGTGGACATTCCTCACTGACTGCGTATATACACTCGATCAAGTAGACCAAAGGTGTCCGATAAAACCCTTCCCGTCCGATCTCGAATATCTCGAATTCCTAACAGCGCTCTGGGTGGCCGAAACTAAGATAGCCATACCGAAATCACGTCGTATGACATGCTCTTGGAATTTCATCGCCCTATACCTCTGGGATACCATGTTTAAGACAGGACGCTTCAACGGATTCGTAAGTAAGAAGGAAGACGATGCCGGGGATCTAGTAGGCAGGGCCGAATTCATCTTCCAACAAATCCCTGAATGGAGAATCCCGAAGGCCCTACTCCCGGCAATAAAGAACGGAAGGATGTCAAAGCAACCTCCAATACTTGAATTTCCAGATTTAAACTCTAAGATCCAAGGCTTCCCCCAGGGCGCAGGACAGCTCAGACAATACACCCTCTCGGGTATTCTCGGGGACGAATGCGCTTTCTGGGAGCAAGCTCAACAATTCTACTCAGCTTCCGCCCCGACATTAGAAGGAGGGGGGAAAATGACATTAATCAGCTCCAGGAGCCCAGGCTTCTTTAAGAAAATAGTCTTCGACCGTCTCGACTCAACAGAGTTAACGTTTAAAGAGAAGGCGCCCGTCCCCGTAAAAAGGCCGATCGAGGGCGTCGAGTTCTGGAAGAACCCTGACAACGAATTCGTCGTCGTTGATTTACACTATACAGCAAACCCGAGGAAAAGAAGTCCAGAATGGCGAGAAGCTGTTCGTAAGTCCTTACCGATTCGCGATTTTCTCATGGAGTACGAGAAGTCTTGGCAGACTTACGAGGGGAAGCCAGTCTACGAGGATTGGAATAATACTCTACACAAAACGGACACTATTGAAATCGAGCCAGGTCTCCCCCTCCTCCTTGGATGGGATTTCGGGTTATCACCGGCCTGCGTCATTTGCCAACTCGTAGGTAAACAACTCCGAATAATAAAAGAATTCATAGAAACGGACGGAAGTATAAATAAACTCGCCCCGGTCGTGTGGTCGTGGCTAAGTACCGAATGCCTAACTTGGGTCCACGACTCAGACCGTATGATAAAAAGCTTCATAGATCCCGCAGGCTTCAATCGGGCGGAAACGGACGAAGGGACTTGTGCGAAAGTACTCCGGGCGGAAGGATTCAAGAAACTTCTCCCCGGCCCAGTACGCTGGGAACCGAGGAGGCAAGCGGTCGAGCATTTCCTAACGAGGACATATGGCTCCGGCTCAGGACTCCTCGTCGCGGAGGACGACTGCCCGATCACCTACGAGGGATTCAACGGGGGGTATCAATACCCGGAGAAAGTCCGAGAGATCGAACCGAATAAAATAATGCCACTTAAAAATAAATTCTCACATCCCCACGACGCTATCCAATACGTATGCGCAGGGGCGAAAGAATTAGGCAGGCAGTACGCAGACTTCGATGACAAGCTTCCGGGCTATTCATTCCAAAGAGGTAAAAGATAATTTAAAGAACGAGAACGTAACACGAACAAGGTCGAACAAGACCAGGAGACAACTATGTCAGACAAAAAAGTAACCGATGAGTACGCACTCCGTTTCATCGAATCATGCAAGGAAGAAGCGGATCAATCGAAGCTCTCGCGTATGAGTTTAAACGAAGATAACTTTGAAATGTACCAACTCCGTCACAACTTCGAGCATAAGACAGAGGGACAGAGTAAGGAAATCTTAAGTAAAACACGAAATTCGACAGAACAAATCAAATCATTCTTCCAACAGTCCTTGGCCGATCTCGACGAATGGTGGAAAGTTTCCCCGATGAAGAACGGATCCGGGGAGGGTATGGTTATCCGTCCGGAGGAAATGTATAAACTAACAAACTATATGCTTAAGGAAGCGGACTACTTCTCACATATCGGGAAGCTAGTACAACTCGGCCTCCTGGGCTCCCTTTCGATAGCTAAAGTCCACGGAGAGTTAGTCCCGAAGCCCATTTATAAAGTAAAAAAGGGTAAGAAGAACGTAAAGAGTGTGGAAATGACAGAGAACCATACTTGGAGACTTAAATTCTCCGAAATTCGCCAGGAAGACTACTACCCAGACCCAACAGGGGACGGACTCTACGAGATAGAAGAATTTGAAGTCGATTTATACCACCTATACGACCAAGCGGAAGGCGAGGACGCTATCTACGACATATCTAAGGTCGAACAGGTAAGTACCATGGGAAATACCGACTTACAGAAGGAGAAGACGGCGAGAGAGACCGGGCAGGATGTAACGAACGAAGGAATTCGCTCACGTGTCCGACTTACTGAGTTCTGGGGGAGTATCATCGATGAGACGACGGGGAAAATGCTCCGAAGGAATTGCCTCTGCACAATAGCCAACGAGACAACTGTGATCCGCTCGGTCGAAGACAATCCGAACTGGCACCAAACCTCTCCAATAGTAGCAGGTGCGCTTATCGAAGTAGCGAGTTCTGTCTGGGGTATCGCCCTAATGGACGCAGGGACGAAACATAATCGCTCCCTAATTGAAATATATAACCTAATGATAGACTCGGCCATGAAAGCAATCTGGGGAGTTAACCAAGTCCGCGTAGACGCAATGGAAGACCAGAGCCAACTTACCGGAGGGATTAAATGGGGAACAAACATAAAAACAAACAGCTCCCTTCCGATCGGCGGAAAAGTAATCGAGCCGGTAATCACGGGCGAAGTTCCAAGTGATGTAATAAACATGTTCAACCTAATGACCCAGGAAACACTAACAAGCATGATGACCAATGACCTCCGAATGGGGGCGCAATCCTCTCGCGCAGTAAAAGCGACGGAAGTCGTAGCAAGTGAGAACGCAATCACCTCCGTCTTCCAAGGAATGGCGAAGAACTTCGAGGGGAAAGTAGTTGGGCCGGAATTAGAGCTTGCCTGGAAAACCATCGCCCAGAATTGGGACCTAATCGACCCAGAAGTATTCAAATCACTCTTCGGATCGGAACGTGGGCTTGAGCTTTCAAGCATGGACCCGCAAGACGTCTTCGTGAACACAGTAAACGGAACGAAGTTCGAAGTCTTCGGAATATCCATGGTATTAAAAAGGCAGGCCGACTACAGAAAATGGACAACACTCCTCCAGACAATCGGAGCAAGTGAAGTCTTAATCGAAGCCTTCCTCGCGAAATACTCCTTCGAGAAATTCCTCGGTGAAGTAATGACCGCATTAGATATCAACAAAACTAAAATTGAAAACGAAGTCGTTGCCTCGTCCCAGAACACGCCACCACAACCTACTCAAGAAGCCCCCTCACAAGGTCCGAATAACATGAGTCAGGTTCCCGGAGCGCAGAACGCGCCAGCCGGAGGCGGTGGAATGGAGGAGGCACTGGCTTCTGCTTTCGCGAGTAATCAAATGAACATGCCGTCGTCCCAGGCGATTAAGTAAGGAAGGGGGATATGACTAATTTCACACCCGACGAATTAAAAGTACTCCAATACGCTCACCCGATATTCATCCGAATGCTCGATGAGAAGGCGGAGTCAGCTTTAAACCGTATGTACTCGGAGCATAAGAATGGGGGGACGGAATTCCTCTCTGTAGTCTCCGAGTATTCAATACTTAAAGAAATGAAAAATGAAATAATTAGAACAATAACAATACAGGAGGAAAAGTAATGTCAGAAGCTAACGAGAACATAGAGGAAGTTATCGACGAAGATATCAATGTCGAAGTGCTTGACGATATCCTAGGTGATGAAGGAGAGGTCGGGGACGAAGAAGAGGACACGAAGCCGGAACCAAAGTATAGCATCGGAGATCAATCCTTCCAGACCTTGGAAGAGGCCAGAGCCTACGCAGACAAATTAATACAAGACGAGCCGGTAGGTGGAGACTCTTATAACGCTTATCGTCAAGGTATTCTCGATGCCAAGGGTACAGGGCAGAGTGAGGAAAATGTTACACAGGAAGAGCAGGATGATTTCGACGAAGAACAATACTTCGCAGACCCTAAAGCTTTCCTTAAAAGCTACGGCGAGAAGATAGCTAACCAAGCCGTACAAAACGTAACTAAGAACCTATCACTTAAAGACGAGAGTAATAAAATATGGGGAGAATTCACCTCAAGACACCCTAAATTAGAGGACTTCCGCTCCGAGGTCGAGGATTATGTAAGTAAGAATCAAAGCCAAGTCCAGAAGATCATAGCCAAGCGCGGAAGGTCCGACGGTTACGATTGGATTGCTTTACAACTTACCGATCAATTCAATCGCTATGCTAATGCACTAAAGCCCAGTCGCCGCTTGGCGAACAATAACACCGTCTCCGTACCTAGTGGCGGCACGAGAAATGTTACACAGAAAAAAGGGGTTAAAAAAACTATGACAATGGCCGAACAGATACGTAGCATAAAACAGAAACGGTAAAACACCGAGTAATTACTCTCGGTTCAATTCCGTAACTAACGAAGGAATAACCGGGAGAGTTTTTTAATGGCTACACATAGTTGGGTATACGACGGACCCTCAAGCGTCTACAAGAACCACACACTTTCAGCTGATATTAGAATGGCTGCAATTGCACAGACTAAGTTTGTACAATTCACAATGCCAGAAGATGGCTCGGGCAGAAAGAAGGGCGAAAGCGTAACAGTAACTAGAATATCTAATGTTGATGTTCCAACAACTGACGTACTAAATGAATTAGAAAGAATCCCAGAAGATACTTTCTCACTAAGTACACAGGCGATTTCAGTAGATGAAAGAGGTAGAGCAATCCCTTACTCTTCTTTATCTTTAGACCTTGCACATTTCGATTTAGAAAATGCAATCCAAAAGAAACTAAGAGATCAACTAGCATTACGTTTAGACGCTACGGCGGCGGACGCATTTAAAGCTGGTAAGATTAAAGCGATCCCAGATGGTTCTGCTTCAATCACTTTCGATACGGACGGTACTCCAAGTACTCAAGCCACTTCAAACTTAAACGTTTACCATGTTGAAGAAATCAGAGACTATATGTTCTCTACTTTAACTATCCAACCATACTCTGACGGTGATTACATTGTCCTAGCGAGCACTAAAGCTTGTCGCGGAATCAAGAGAGATCCGAACTGGGAAAAATGGAAGACATACACTGACCCAGAAGCAAAATACATGGGCGAAATCGGACGTATCGAACATTGCCGTTTCATCGAAGTAAATAACACTAACGCACTTTCAGGTTCACTAGGTGCAAGTTCTGTACTTGGCGAAGCAGTATTTTGCGGAGACGACCCAGTAACTATGGCAAGCGTTCTCGAGCCAGAACTTCGTGCGAAAGAAGACGGAGATTATGGACGTAGTAAAGGTGTTGCTTGGTACGGTATTTATGGTTTCGGACAAATCTGGTCAGACAGCGCGAACGCTGGTGAAGCTAGAGTAGTTCACGTAACTAGTTCGTGAGCCTAAAAACTTACAAAAACTTACATTAACTTAAATTAAATTAGATCCTTTAAGGAGAATTATCACATGAGCTATGAAAAAGAATATGGACACTTAGCGTTTTTCGTTCCTAACGTACCTCTTGCTGTAACAACGGCTGGAGTTAGTAAGGAAATCGATATCGGGGCGGCTTCGGCTGACCACGGTGAATATGTATGCATTAAAAATTGCACTGTTAAAAGACTTGGTTTCGTTGTAACAGGCGAAGCAGCTGGCGGAACTTCCGTTGCTCCACAAGTTATTTTTACTAAAAGACCTACACCACTTTCCGCTTCTAGCGAAGTAGTTGTAGAGAACTTAGTGATACCTGATGGGACTGCAATCGGTTCGGTACTTTACTTAGATTTCTTACCTGTAGAATTCGCAGTAGGCGATTCAGTAGAAATCTCACATGTAGTCGGAACTGGTACACCAACTGGAAAGGGTCATGCCTTTTTCCTTTGCTTGGATTGCCCAGAGGTTGCAGGAAATAACACTGACATGATCGCTTCGGCGTAAGGGAGTTAACCAATGGCTGCAATTGCATCAAGTGACGTTTCATATAGCCAGGTAGCAGGGAGTGCGAAAGCATCTCCTTCCGATCCGGCGAAACGAGCACAATATGAAATTACATTCGGAAACGGAGCACTTACTTACCCTGCGGGCGGAATCCCGTTACTTAAAGGTAAGTTAGGCGCCCCAAGTAACATGCAAGAATTTATCATAATGGAAGCTGACGCTGACGACGGTTACGTTTACAAGTACGACAAGAGTGCGGAGAAAATCCGTGCTTACTACGTACCTGACTTAGACGGAGACGCCGCATCTGCCGCACCATTAGACGAGTTAGCAACGGACGAAGCTCCGGCTGCGACCACTTTAATTGTAATAGTTCAAGGTTATTAATAACCTTGGCCCGAAACTAAGGAGAGAAGAAGTGAAAGAAGTAGAGAAATTTAGTCTAAAGACCCATCATTTCGACCCAAAGGGTAAGTTATTCGATAAGACACCTTATCGTTTACACGTACTCCGAGGGGCGAAGTTATTCGAACGTCCATCTGGATCTGGAAACGTATTTTACGAGAACGGAGAAATGGCAGGACGAATGAATTACAAGGTGGACGAGCACGGTAAAGTTAGTAAGAAGTACGAGGATAAGGCCGAACATGCTGCTTATATAGCTCCATTAAATGCCGATGAAGCTCTTGCGCAGGAGTCTGCTCAGGTACGTAACGAGAACGAAGCTCTCCGTAAGGAATTAGATGCAATTAAAGCCGAGAAGAACAAATCAGCTATTAAAATCATCGAAGCCAAGCCAGAGGCGTCCGCTAAACTTATCGAGCCTCAAGCTAAAGAAGTTAGTGAACCGAAAAACTACAAGGATTTATTATGAGTTTAGGTGGAGTACTTACGGACACAGCTTACTTAGACGCATCGAGCACTAATATACCTGCTTCGGGTGGTAACTCCATATCTTTAATCGCGGCAACTTCGAAAGAGGTTGCTTCAATGCTGATTTCATCTAACGTCGCCGTGCCTTTTTATTTAACATTAGGTCCGGTCGGTAGTGAGGAGAATTGGATATTGATTCCTGGTTACGCAAGTATCGTAGTTACCCTAGATAAATTTTCAATCACAGCCAGTAAGGGTGTGCGTATCGGAGCGAGAGCTTTCGCAGACGCTGCAGCCACTGCCGGACTAGTGACAATAAACCTTTGGAGCTAATAACTCCTAGTTAATTCAGGAGGAAGAGTTTGGCCCAATTTAGAACATGTGCAGATATATTCGACGAGATACTACAGAAGTCGGGCGAGGTTACTAACGGTAACTCCGCTTATGAAGCTCAGGTAGTTACTTACGCGAACAAAGCCCATCATGCGATTATCGGTGGTGGGAATTTATTCAGTTACCGCGTAGACGAAGATTGGAAGTGGGCGAGAGCGAAGAATCCTATCGTCCTAGAGTTACTCCCTGCGTACACGCTCGGAAGCTTAACGGTAGTCAATAGTGATATTAATATTACATTTTCAACCGCCCCGTCCGTATCGGTCGAAGGGTGGTATTTACAATTAGACGGCTATAGGACGGTTTATAGAATAACTGAGAATTCGGCAGGCGTTGCCTCCGCAGTTATAGACTCGGCCCTCCTTCAACCTTCTGGGAGTTATAACTTCCGAGTTTATAAATTAGATTATGAAATTTTCCCTAGCTATCTCTACGTAGATAGTTTTAACGATAAACTTTCCTTCGAGGAAACGAGTGGGACGACATTAAACATTTCACTAACTCACGGCAGTTATACTCCGAATGGATTAGTCAGCCATGTAGTTAGTAAGTTGAATGGAAGTGGGGCGAGTGTCTACACAGGAAGCTATGACTCGGTTCTTAAAGAATTTACATTAACTAGTGATTTATCTGGGGGAGGGAATGTCTTTACACTCCTAGGTGCTACGGGCGTATCTGTGAAAAGAAGTTCCCTCTCCCTACTTGGTTTCGACCAGAAGGACTACGCCACGGCGGGAAGTCATACAAGTAGTTATATTATAAATGGTATCTGCCGCTTGGTGGCTCCGTTTAAAGTTTTCTCGAATGCGAGTACTCAACCATTTATTAAATCCCTCGACCCAGAGGAATTGGAAGAGACCTACCCGATTGCTTTAACCAATCAGAAGACTCCGACGAACTTCGCTATCGTTGAGGAAAGGAATGACGGAACTTTCGTAGTACGTTTTAATGCTTACCCCGAGGAATCTAGGAAGACATTAATCGACTGGGTCCCTATTCCGAAAGACTTACAGGATAACGCCGCATCTTTTCCGTTAATACCGAGGAAGGACGTCGATGTGTTAATCCATGCAGCGAGTGCTTTTATTCATTTTGATAAAGAAGATGATAAGTTTCAATCGACCTTTGGTTTTGCTAAGGCAGGCCTGGAGTCGATGGAAAAGAAAAACCGAAGTCAGTCATTTAGGACGGGGGAGAATTACGCCCAGATAGTCCCAAGGGCCGATCTCGTGGCACAGGAAAGGAGATTGACCTATGGTTACGAAGTTCAAGGATCGTCCACGGCGGCCAATAGTGTCGAGACGGCACAACAGATGATACCTATTACACTTACATATGCGGATTTCCAAACTGGGGGACTTACGAATACGGTTACGGCACGGACACTACCTGCGAATCGCTCTCTCTTCTCGATTATTATTAAACATAGTGTGGCCTTTTCGGGCGGGAGTATCTCGGCACTGACTCTAGATGTTGGTTCGGCAGGTAATAATTCTCGATTTATATTAGGCTTCGACGCTTTCCAGGCGGTAGCCGACTCGGCCCAGGATTCAGTCCTGACTATCTACTACCCGGCGACGTCTACTCCGATCACCGTAACGGCTACGGCGGTGGGGGATAATTTGAGTGCCTTAACCGCAGGCTCAGTAAGGCTTTATTTCCAAGAAAACATTGTGGAGGCTTAGGATGGGTAATGCATTTACAGGTTTAGTATTTACATTAATTTTACTCCTACATGGATACGATAACGCGCAGGGTTCCGTTTTAACGAAGGTCGTCCGTTTTGAGTCGACGCCACTTCCTACGGTCTGCAGGGATGGTGACATCCGGGTTAAATCCTCTGATGATAAACTATACACTTGTGCGTCGAATGTTTGGAGTTTACTAACTACTCCTCCGATAGCTTACACTATCGACCGCGCACTAGTTACAGATGGAGCGGGGGGTATTTCCGCATCGATCATAACGGCGGCGGAGTTATTACATCTCGACGATGTGACTAGTTCGTTATGTGGGATTAATCAATCCTGCGTCCAAACTAATAAAACGTTTACGTCTCCAGTACTTAATACTTCGGTTAGTGGAACTGCTGTCTTAGATGAAGATAACTTAGTTTCTGATTCGAACACTCAACTAGCTACTCAACAAAGTATTAAGGCTTATGTCGATACACACGCTTCCGCGACTACTACGCACGGAGTCTCGGGCGTTATCGTAGGCACTACCGATACGCAGGCATTGACGAATAAGACTATAGACGCGGATTCCAATACGTTATCAAACATAGTTGACAGCTCTGTGAAAGCTGCGGCAGGAATTGCACGTAATAAATTGGAAGCCCTTACGGCTGACTTAGCGTTAATCTCTTCGGTTTCTGGTTTTATTACGGAATCCGCTACTACGGCCACTGAGTTAGGTTATGTAAGTGGAGTCACCTCCTCGGTGCAAACACAACTTGGTACAAAAGCTCTACAGACTATTACGATAACTGCAGGGACGGGACTTTCTGGCGGCGGTACGCTTGCGGCTGACAGGACTTTAAACTTAGCGGATACGGCAGTGACTCCAGGCTCTTACACTAACTCAGATTTAACGATAGACCAGCAGGGAAGAATTACTGCTGCATCTACAGGTTCAAGTGGAAGTTTGCCCAATGTAGTTACTAAAACTACAACTTACACCGTGCTTACAACGGATGACATTATTTTATGTGATTCAAGTGGCGGTGCTTTCACTCTTACACTTCCAACAGCTTCAGGTGTTTCAGGTCAGATTTATACTTTTAGAAAAACCACTTCTGACCTTAGTCGTGTAACCATCGGCTCATTTAACATAAACACAGAAGGCGAGTCCTTAGACTTAGTTTCAGATGGGACTAGTTGGCTTGAATTAAGGCGAGATATTCCTGCAATAGTTACGGCTTATACCCCAGTAACGGAAGCCTTTGGGACTATTACTACTGTACTGGTTCAATGGACTAGAATAAGCGGCAGTCATATAAAAGTGGAAGGCAAGTTTAATTCAGGAACTACTACGGGAAGTGCTGGATCTATAGCCCTACCTTCAGGGCTTACGATAAATGACGAAAGTATAACAGCACTTTATTTAATTGGTCGTGCAGGTAGAAATGTACCTTCAACGACGAATAGTGATTACTCAGTTATCACCAGTACAGGAGTTTCAACTTCAAAAGTCTATTTTGGGGTTTTTAATCATGCGTCGAATAACCCATTAGTTGCGGTAGGAGCATCATCTATGGCCGCATCAGGCAACTTATTTTCTTTCAGCTTTGAAGTGGCAATTGATGAGTGGAAACTATAACAATTTAAACAAACTCAAAAGGAGTTAATTTATGGAAGAATTTTTAAATAACATACCAGAAATATTAAGGGTAATTTCAGTCCTACT